ACTCAGCGACATTCAACGCACCTTATATTCTATGCCGGAAGTACAACGGGCTGCACAAATGATGCAAGCATCTAACAATAGTCACATTGCAAACCTTCGTGCCGCAACAGGCGTAGAACAGACCATTCGTCAGGGACGCAAGACGCTTGCTACTGAAACGCCCGAACTACGGGAGATAGATGTATAATGAAAATAGACCCGTCACAAGCCCCTCGTGGTAGCATAGAGGCAAAAGACCCGTTTGCAATGGCACCACCGGGATACGGCCTAACCTCAGACAATCAACAGTGGCCGTGGGGGCAACCCCCACAGATCGTTGATCCGCAACAGGCTTTGCAAGCTGCTATAACTAAGCTAAATCGCAAAAAGAACAAACGTGAACTGATGAAGCTGTTGATTGTCGGCGCGTCGGTTGAGGTGCTTGTCGAAGGATACATCTTTCAGGCATTTTCTGAAGGTCAATTCACACCAGATGTCGGTATGCTGATCAAAGCCCCTCTTGCGATGGTTGTTGCGGGTATGGCTGAAGAGGAAGGTATTCCGTATCGTTTCTTTGAAAACGACAACGAACTTGAAAAAGACGAAATGGACGATGCAACCTTCTTCCGTATGATGAAGCAGAACAATCCGGCTATGTTCTCTATTATCCGTGAAAAGATTAACGAAGACATTCGTAGTGGCTACATTCCAGAAGAGCCACAAGAAGAAAACTTTATGAACATGAAACCGACTATGGAAGAGGCGGAGTAAGCTATGGGTATTGGCGCAGCGTTTGCTACTGGCCTTGTAAAAGGCTTCACACAGAACATCCAAGAAGAAAAGGCACGTCGGTTAGCCGAACAGCAGAAGATTGACGCCTTTCAAGAACTCGCTTTAAAATCTTTTTTGACAGGGGATGTAAAAAAGGAAAAATACAACCTTGTAAGTTCCGCTATAAAATCTGCACAAACTAAAATTGACAACCGCGAGGATATCGACATCTTTGGTCGTGCAACCGACGGAATTAATGTTGACTTTAGCAGCATACAAACTGCCATCGAAGACGCAGGTGATTTTGGAACTATCCCAATCGGTACTTATAATCTAACTATGTCTGAGTCTCTAGGATCACGGTGGGAAAAAGACAGATCTGATATTGCAAAAGCAGCGAACATAACTGTTCAAGCTTTAGGTGAAGCTACAGCAACCCCAGATCAAAAAAGAGAGTTTGAATCTAATTTCACAGGAAACCAAGACAACATGAACGCCCTACGTGCTACGTTTGTTTCGTCTACAAACGCATACCTAGCTGAACTTAGAAAAAACAACACAGCACCAATCAATGCCCGTGACTACATTCCTAACTACGAATATTTTTCTAATCTTTTAGGGTTGGGTGTAGATCAGCAAATGAATGCTGAAATATCGGCAATTAAAGCAGCAGACGTTGCAGCTATAAATGCAACAGCTACTCCAGAAAATCAAGTAACAGCCAACAGTCTAGTTGCTGTATCATCCAGTTTGTTTCCTACATCTGCTGTTAGAGGTGGATTTCAAACAGTCAACGTTGGAATGTTTGCAGACAACGGTATTGATATAGGTCTTGTTGATTACGTAGCTAAAGCACAAGGTAGAACAACCGACGTGTTTTTAACGAACTTTTCATCCCAGTTTAATAACATGTCTGATTTTATGTCTGGACTAGGTCACGCTACCAAGATAGCTGACATGGCAAAGAGTGGAAATAGAATAGACTTTACAAATATGCAAAGCTTGACTGCTGTAGGTGATTACTTAGATAAGAATGTTCAGGATTCAGACACACAAAGAAAAATTATTCAAGGCATTCAAGGTCCGATACTGACAATAAATCAACGAGAAATGATCGCTCGTGGTAGTGCAAACATAGATGACTTTAAAATAGGCACATCTATCGACACTGGATTTAAAGCTGTATATGGAGAAGGCACAAGCTTTGCCGACTTTAAGACTCGTGTTAATTCGGCACGTGTTGCAAAAGAGCAGTTAGTCATATATAAGGATCTCGTTGAAAATAAGATAACAACAGTAAAGGGTACTATTTTAGATTCAGCAGCAAAGTTCGTTGATGCCTTTGTGGGTGAAACAGGTACTGTCGATCAAGTTTTTGCAATCATAGGTCAGCCTAGAGATGACAGAGAAAGAGCCTTAATTGAAACCAGACTTAAAAATCTAAAAGGTGGTGCCAGAGCAAGACGGGACACACTTGCCTTTATCATTGCTGCTAACATGGCACGTGCGGAAGATCAAGGGGGTCGGTTATCTGATGGTGATATCCAGCGTAACTTAGACAAACTTGCACCGGGTATGACGACTAAAATAGGTGAGGCTGGATCTATCGACACAGTAATAGATACTGTAGATTCCTTGCTAAACATGCTATCTGAAACAGAAGCAATGATAGAAATAGATGGTACTACTGGATTTTCTGTAGATTTACAAGAGCGGGTACGTGCAGTAAAAACACGAGACTTGTCCTTAAAGGCTTCACGTCTTCAAAGTGCAGAACAATCGTCTGCTCCTGCACTTACTTTTGAACAGGCATCGACATTCAGAACTGCACCGTACTACAAGTCTAAAAATCCAGCACATATCATAAAGATAGATCCCGGCGGTACTGGCGGTATTGTTATTATAGATAGTCAGGGTATTGTCGCTCAAGGAAGACCAGACGACCTACAGCAATACTATACAAAGACTTCTACCAGCCAACAAAATTCAGCAGCGGGGACAAACCAACAAGGCCAAGCAGCCGGGACAGGCCAACCAGCCCCAGCACCAGCAGGGACAGGCCAACCAGCCCCAGCAGTTTCTTCTGATGTAACTAACGAAACAGTAATAGACGCTCTGAGTCTAGGGCCAAACGAAAATCCAGTACCTGTTTCTGGTGGTTTTCAAATCCCCGGAAGAGAAGGGATATTCCAGAAGCGTAAATCGCCAGAGGGCGGGGACGAATACGTACTTATTCAAGGACAGAAATAATGGCAGTTTTATCTCCTGAACTTTCAACGACGGAAAAAGATCTTGCGCTGATGCCTCAAGGTATGCAGCCTGATCAAACTATGACGACTACAGCTAGAGTAGACGAAAGTTCAGGCCAAGCACCTGAGTTGCTGGAGAAGAATATAGGCGAAGCTTTTCAAGAAGATATACGCCGACAGAGAGGCCAGCAGATCTCAGATGAGGAACTATCTAACAAGTTCCTTACAATTATACAAAGCCCAGATCTAGACTCTGCAGTACGTGCAAACGATAATGATCCGACGTTTGGTGGTCTGGCTCTTTCAGATGAATTGCTTGAAAGACTAAGAACCGACGAAGAATTTAAAAACAAAGCTTACCTATCCTACATGGATTCTGAAAAGATTCCCGTAGCAAAGCCCGAAGAGTTGGTTGTTCCGGGTGAGTACGGCTTGCCTGATGAGGTTTTTGAAGGAGCCGACTTCGAATTCAAACAGGCAGTTGATGCTATTATCACTAAAAATGTAAATATAAAAAAGGCTCTGCAAAGCGACCATCCGAACTTTAGCTTAGATGGTAAGCGCATGATTATGAATAAATTTGCAGTGGGCGATACCTACGAAGAATTCGTTAGAACCATTGCAAATTTGCCGGGTGATGTTGCTCGTATCCCATACATATTCCCTGTCATTACGAATGGTGTAGGGGCTGCTATTGATGCGGCAACTGGAGAAGCAAGCTTCGGTGACGCACTGCCAGAAGAATTTGGCAAGCGCATGTCTCAGAGCGGGTATATACAAGGCAGTGAAGCTTTTCTTAATGAAATTGGTATTGGTGAATTTCAACCATTTGAAAGTCGCGTACAGTCTATGCAGAAGTGGTACAAGAAAAACTTTATTGAAACCTACGGACAAGATGAGTGGGAGAAGCAACATACATCTGCCCTGATTCAGCTAAATGCTGACGGTACAAAGGAATATATCCGTGACGAAGATGGTAGAGTAAAAAGAAAAGACGTAGGGTTGCCGCCAGAAGTTGCCCAATCTATGCTCGACTTGGCCTTTAACGAACTTCCCTTTATATCGAAGGTCGGTTTAATATTTGCACAACAGGCAGGATTTACTGCAGGTGGTTTGAAGCTTGCTCAAAGAAGTGCGCTAAAATACGTAAATGAAATAGATGCAGCCAGAGAAGCGAACCCGCTAAACTTTGCCAATAAAACCGACTTAGAAGTATACAGGCAGATAAGAACAGAGAAGTTCAAGGATGAAGCAAACGGTATTTTTAAAGCGTATTTTGGTGGTCGAAATCTACTAGAGCGTATAGGTGTTCGTTCCGTTAGACCTGTTCGTGGTCTTCTTGCTCTAGGTAGACGTGGCAAGATAGAAATGGGACGAAACATGCAGCTTCGAACCAGCACTATCGAATCTCTCAATCAGCAAATAGATGATATCGCTAAAGAGATTGATAGCCTGACTCCTAAGATAGGCAAGCCGTCTCCTGAAAATGTAGCAAAGATAGAGGTGCTAAAAAATAACAGCAACAGACTGCAAGCTGACGTGAAGGCTTATAGAAATATAATAAACAAAAATCCTTACATGACAGCGGTTATGCGCGATGAGGTAATCATTTCTACAGCTATTGGTCTATCAACGCAGTTCCTTCCAGACATGTCGGTTTACGGTGTTCCTACTGAAATGATAGCTGCTGTAACTGCACCTCTGGTTTCACCTTTTGCTGTAGGGGCTTTATCTAGAGCCACGTGGTCAGCAGGGGATTCAATCACAGAAGGTTTGTTCACCGATATAGCAGAACTCCTACAGAATACCGACATGATACCCCTTATTCCTCGTGACGCTCTGATGAACGCAGACGAACGTGCAATGAAGGAAGCATTAAACGCGAGTGGTTATAATTTAAGCGACGATAGAATTAAGTCGTTTGAACAGTTCAACAGAATATTACGTGCACTACCGACAGACGATGGTGCGGGTGGAAATCCAAGACAAGACGTTGTGGACGCTCTTGCTCGTTACCGTGACATGATGCAATCTTATGATCAGGAATTGCGAGACTTAGGATTTTCTGATGAAAGAATTGCACAGATCATGCCAAAGTTAAATCTAGGCGTGGCGCAAGCTTCTGGTTTGGCCCCCCTCATTGCATATCAGGATCAGAAAATACACGCTGTAACTGCTGGTAAGCTTGTAAATTCAAACGACTTGGCTGCACTTGTACGTGCAACTGCAGATGAGGGTCAACTAGCTAGAGGTATAGATGCAAATATAACTATCATACGGGAGATGTTTGCGGCAGAAGGCATACAGCTTCTGGAAAACAGCCCGTTACAAAAGTTTGTCACTGATTTAGAAACAGGGGCAAAGACCCAACAAGAAGCCTTGAGACAAAAAGAAATGGCTCTTGTGCAAGTGTTCGATCAGTACACAAAGAATATTGCACAGCTATCTGATAACGTAGACGATACTGTTGTAGCTGACATGTACAAGCTTGCACAAGATCTAGAGAAGATGTCAATCCTACCTGAAGGAACTGTAGAAGGTTTAGTCAAACAGGGTCAATTCTTAGAACGTGCACAAGTCAATATGCTGCAGTCTGTAAATGAACAGTCTGCTGCACTTGCCGCTCTTAGTAAGGACATGGAAAGAAGTGAATTTATAGCTGCTTCTAGAAAAAATGCGGACTCATTATTGGACGTTGCTATAGAAGGTAGGACAGCAAAAGCAACTGCCAAGTATGTTGAAGTTGACAATATGCTAGGCGACAGAACCTTTGATCTAGCAGTTCCACTACAGAAGATGCTGGCTCTATCTGGGGATGCTTTAGATGTTCCAATTACATCTAACTTGACAGACTTTGGTAAGTGGCTAAAGTCCGACGGTAAGCTTGTTGCCAGAACAATAGAACAAATGGCTATGCGTAACTTGGTGCAGAAGGTCGGTTTTAAAAAAGAAGATCTACAAAAGTATATGGAACAAAACGGCTTTACAAGCTACACTGATCTAGCTTTTGATATGATCAACAAGGACAAAGATCCAGAATTGGTGTCTAAAATCTTCTCTGCAACGTTCAGTGAATCTGAAAATTTATATAGGTTCTTTGAGATTCGTGCTACTGGCGCACGGTCCGATAACTTTGATATCAACAAAGCAAAGACCGAAATACGTCGCTTGATAACCGACACGTATGGAGATCTAGACCCGGCAGTAAAAACAAAAGTGGAAGACGCACGGGCGTACTACAGAACAGAAGTCGGTAGTGTTACAGATCCTAACACAAATACGTGGGCAGGTACGGCATTAAAGAATCGAGTTCGTGTAGAAGATCCAGATCGAACCAGAACACCACAAACAGAAGGCAACTACGGGTATCGGGGTGTAGACAGAAATCACCCAGAAGTTCCCTTTTTGAATATGGCTAGTATATCCCAAAAGCTTTTAAACACTAAGGATAGTGTAGAGGCCGGAAAGCTTATAAAAGATTTGTACGCAGAGCAAGACAGAATTCTCTATGCTATCGGCGGCAAAAGAAACGAACTTGGTAATATAGAATTTGACTTGAATGATCCATCTCAAGAACAAGCGTTTAACATCTATAAGAACCTGATGCAAGCCCACCAACAATTTGCAGTAACAAACTTTTTCAGAAGCAAGACAGAGTTGGCACAGGATATCTTGCAAGAGGGTATGGGTGATCTACCGAAAGACATCAGTGCTCTTAGGTTTGATCGTGCACACCGTCTATTCGAAATAGAGAATGCTCTTGCTGTAGATGTTATCGAAAAAGGAACCAATAACCGTAGCGTTCGTCGCACCCTAGAAGCTGACAGTCTTGAAAACTTGGCTTTGGATTTTGATGAGTTGCTACTGAACAACAAGCAGTGGCAAGACGGATACAATGATTTGCGAGGCAGACTAGACCCGACGAAAGGTGTGCTAACTGTGGCAGCTAAACAAGAGGCAGAAGATATAAGCAATATCATACGCACCTTGCAGTTGGATGCAAAGCTGGCTAATAAAAAGGAAACATTCTTCGACGTTTATTTTGCAAACGCAACGCCCGATTCTTATAAAGCTAAGATAAAGGAACTACAGATTACGTCTGGTCTTTCTGAAGACGAAGTCAAAAAAGCCATGAAGTATATGTACATGGAAGGCTTGATGGCAAAATCCAAGACTAGGTTCAAGGTAACAGGAACGACAGGAGAAGAGTCGGTTTCGTTAAAAGGCGAACTATTTTCTATGATCGTTTCAGATCCGAATCAACTGGCACTCATGGAAGAAATCTTAGGGCCAAAGATGACAAAGGCCATGAAACGATTCCAGCAATGGGCAGACACAGCAGGTGGTGACGCTTTGGACTTCCGCAGAGAAGGTGCAAGAGGCGTGATGACAATAGACTCCGCATTCTCTCGTATATTCAACGTAGCCCGTGGGATGGTTAGTCCCTTGTACGTTGGTACAGAACTTGCTACTCGTGTCCTACTCTTGAACAAACAAAACTTGATGGATGCTGCCTTGAGAGATCCAGAAGCAGCCTTAATAATGGCTGATATATTGCAGGGCCGAGAAGTTACTAAGCAGGACGTAAAGGTGCTAGGTAGAGTAGTTGAAGGTCATCTGGCAGCAGGTGTAGCAGCTACAGGCAACAACATACCCACGTTAGATGAAATCCTTGCCCAAGAAGAATACTTCCGCACACACGGAACAATCATAAATCCAATGCAAACTAGCCCTTCAAATGGGGAAGAAACAGATGAAACAGTACAATAACGGCCCACGTAAGGGTATGATGTACGGCGGTGCAGCCCGTCGCAAACCTATGATGTACGGCGGCAAGGCAACCAAGCCCCGCAAGAAGGCACAGATGGGTGGCACCATGTCTTCCAGTCCTATAATGCAGTCACAGCCGATGCAACAGAAACCGACGATGCAACCACCCCTGTCTATGAGCATGGCAATGGGCGGAAAGGAATACGGTCTTGGCTAGAAAAATGGTACGTGCCCCAGAGGGCTATCACTGGATGAAGCAGGGCAAAGAGTTTGTCCTAATGAAAAACCCCAAAGACGGTTACAAGCGTCATCGGGGTTCGTTCTTGAATGCACGATTCGAAGTAATTAAGGAACACAAAAAGAAAAAGAAATAGACTTAGATGTAGGTGCGGGATTTCTCCATCATTTCATCACCCATCGATCTGAGGTATCTTAACAGGGATGCTATTGAGTGTGCACCATCATACTCTGGCATCCCTTTATTCATTGCGGATTCAAACTCGCTGGGTGGCACACCATCCCAAACTAACTCGACATTTCCATCTTGATTCAAGTACGCTGTAAATTGAAATAGGTTAGCCTTATGCTGCTTCTTTGCCATTGACAGTCTCTAGTTCTTGTATTGCTAGGTTGTAACAGTCAGCTTTGAAAACAAAGCCGTTGGCAGGATCAACATCACCTACCTGATATTTAGTTGCCTTCTTATAATAATCTGCTTTAGGTATTTCCCCAAGTATCCACGCTTTGCTATGATCAGTAAGGATACGGACAAAGACATAGCTATCACAGTCCTGTTTCGTACCGTGTGCCGCCACAGAACAATCGTAGTTGGGTGAAGGGGTTGTGTTGCAACGCTTAGTTTTTACGTCAACACGTCGGTTTCCTATCATCAGGTCGTAGTCCTTGCTGTTGGCTTCGATACCACCAGTGTAATCCTGTACGATAATTTCACCAATAGCACCGACAACATTGGATAAGCTACCAGTTATGCTGCCTTGTAGTACCCCTACAGAGGCGGCTTTCTTTTTGGCGCGGCGAATAATTTCAGGTGTTATTTTTACTTGGATCATAGATGCCCTCTTTCGGTAGGAAGACCATAACAAACGAACCACAG